TTCCCCGGTATATATTTCCCTCATGGGCTGCAGGATATTACGCTCAATAGTATCTCTTGACACTCCTATCAGAACATTCAGACCATCTTTACCTGCCACTTTCCGTATCCTTGCCGGGATGGTATATGCCATATCTACATAAGACTTCCCTGATCTGACAGCACCTATCTTGAGATTCAATCTCTTGTTGGCAGTTCTTATGTATTCATTCTGCTTCTCGGTCAGCTTCATTCTTCAGTTCTCCCAAAATAGAATCCAGCTTTTCAAGAGCTTCTGTGTTTGTGATTTCCTGCTTGTCCCTCCATATCTCAGGCTTTCTGTTCTTAAGCCAAAAGATAATTGATGCAGTATTTGGTGGCTGGTGCTTTATCTTTTTCTCTACCACCACCATTTCATATTCACCCGTTGTTTTGTTATATCTCCGCTGCTCTGTTATCTCCTCATAGTCATAGCCCATTGCAGATTTGTACAAAGCGCCCTCAACCTCTTTATCCACCACATCTTTGGTTCTTTTTAAGGCCGCTTTAAATGATGGGTATTTTCTAGTCCATTCTCTCAGGGTACTGTAGGCAATTCCCATGTTGTGAGCTATCTGCTCATCCGTCAGGCCATCCCTCGCCCATCCCTCTAGCAGTATGAAATTATCGCCTTTCAGCCAATCATCATACTTAGCTCTCATTTATCCAATCCAATCCATACTCTTCAATAATTGCCCTAAAGTCCTGCACATCGTGATGATTAGTCTTGTAAATGTACTCACCATCTTTTTCACTTACTCCGATGTGTAATAATTCATGATGAAGAAGCCGCTTTTGTATTTCTCTTGGCAGCTGGTGAGTGTTTATCTCATAGATTATGATCACAAAGTCATACGGCATATATACCTGCATCCATTCCTTGACTTTGATGCATTCACCATACACAACCATGCCCTGGCTTGTCTTACTCTTCGTGGATGTCACGTAATCAATCCTGACATTCCAAAGCCAATGCAGTTCCTCATGTTCCTCTATAACCTCTTCTGCGAGGTCTTTGTAATATTGTGTTTTCTTATAGTGTTCTGTATCCATAATTATAAAAAAAGAGCCACCACCCCCAGGGTGATAGCTCAAGTGTTTTCTTTGCCTTAATTATATCAGACGTTATGCTTTTTTTCACTAATCATCTTCATCTTCTGTCGGCATAAGCATCATCTCAATCCCTTGCTCTGTGACTAATACATCCAGAAATACATTCTGCTCCTGCACTACAATTTTGCATAACTCGCTGAAAATCTCCCAAGGGTCCATTACTGCCTCCTCGCATCGCCATCATTTTCATCGTCTCCTTCGTCTATCACGTTCATCAGAGCTGCCATTGTAAAGCCAAGGACACCACCCACAAGCAGGCCGATTATGATGTATTTAATCATTAGAGTCTCCTTTCAGTGCATTGATTTTCTGTTGGATATTTTCTTTTATCTTCTTTCTCATTCCCTGTGCTGTCATTACTGTTCCCGTCACCCCGTGCCTTGTTACTATTGGAATTTCGTCAATCGTCAAATCAAGTTCCTCTAGCATAGCCACCATATCAGACTTGGTATAAATTTCTTCACCCTTATACATCAAGTCATATTTAAGGTCTGTTTTAAGTGATGATATGGCATACTTAATTGTTTCCTCTAGTTCTAAATCTTCACCCCACTCTTGATAATCATGTAGAAATTGTTCTAATACTTTTATATGGTGTTCTCGTTCACTCATTCCCATCTTCCATCACCTCATTTATAAGTTCGTATGCTTTAGCGGGTTCTAAATCTGTATGCCTTACCCTATGTCTTATCTGTTCAATCTTCTGATACTTGCACATGGTATCTATTGCTACTTGTAATGTTTCTGCATCATCTTCCGTTACATAGCAAACAGAATCTTCATCCTCTGTGGCTTCTGTTAATATTCCGCTTAGATTGTTCATAGCTAAATCAATCGACATTTCCATCTTCTGCCCCACTTCCGAAAAATCTTATATTACACCTAACTCTGTAATATTTCCTACAATTCTCACATTCTAATTTAACATCACTACTTCCTGTGCCTGTTGCCATTCCAACCAATTTAGACCAATTGTAATTGCTAGGAGAACAATTAGAATGTTTATAATTGCAATAAGGACATTTAGGCATTGTTATCGTTCTGAACGGTTTATCAATCGTCATCTCTTATCCTCGCTTTCCTGTGGCTCAATCCTCGCAAATATAGGATATTCCGTATTCTTTTGCACATTTAAACTCTATCTGGCATCCTCTTGCATTTTTCCAACCTTTAGCAAATACCACTATGTCTGCATCTGATAGTAATTCAAGTGATTTTCCAAGATACCACAATCCGCTGTTTACATTATCGGGAGCATTTTCTTCAATGAATGTATCAATAACCGTTATTTCATCGGGTTTGTATCCATAGTTATATAGACCTTCAATAACCCTTGCCCTATCTTTTTCTATCTGTAAATCAGACAAGCCATTCATAGGTTGACTTATAAATACCTTTTTCATTCCTTATCCCTCACTTTCTGCCTTAATAATTTTCTCTTTTTTCTTGTTCCGATTCCAATCATCTATAACTTCTTCAAATGTTTTGTATTTTCTGCCATAGAAACCATCCGCGGCATATGTCATAGTCAAACCACATTTTTTACAAGTTAATTCCCAGTCCCAATACGTTCCATCCATACCACCATTTTGAGCTACTTTTTTTATTTCCATTTCACCCCCACAGTAGCAAGGATGTAATTTTAATTCAGTTTCTTTCATTCCTGCTCCTCACTTCCTGCCTTTTATTTGTATTCCAATACTTAATCCGAATAAAAATGAAGGAATCATTAGTATTGCTCTATTTAGTACCTCAATGAAATATTCACTCATTTACTTCCTCACTTTCTGCCTGTTATAAAGTACAACGAAATTTTGCATAATCTACTTCTGCCTTTAATCTCTTTAATTGTTCTTCCTTATCTTCTTTTATCTGCTTTTCTATATTTTCTACTCTTTTAGATAAATCTTTTAACTCATTCTTAATTTCTTGAATTTCTCTCTCTATATCTGTCATACTTCTCTTCACTTTCTGCCTTGTACTTGTCAAGAATCTCAATAAATACACTTTGCCCTAATAGCTTTTACTGGTGTCAATTTTTCATCCTTCTGCCTGATCTCCTTTGATTTTATCTTGAATATATTTTTGTATTTCTTTGATTTCAAAACTTACCCATTCATCGTCTGCTAATTTTTCTCTATTATTCAAATACTCTATTATCTGATTGACTAAGTTCTTTTCTCCGTCAAGGTCTTGTTCTAATTCATCCAATCTGGCTAAAAGTATTTTTATAGCTTCTTTTACATTTGGAAATCCTATTCCATTAGGACTAATATAGTTTTGCACTTCTTTCTTTGCTTCTTCTACTGTCATTTCTCATTCCTCGCTTTCTGCCTTTATATCTCCCCAAAAATTAGTGAGCGTTTCAAGCATATCCTTTGCTAATGGATTATTGTTTGGTGAATAATCCCAAAACTCCAAAAGAAATGCGATCTTGGATTTCATCTTGTTTATCTTGTCAAGAACAGGCTCTTGCTCTAATAATTCTAATATCAACTTATGTTCTTCATAGACTTTTCCATGTGGTTTTTCCCCTTTACCAATCGCCCAAAATTCGCACATTTCTATTTGCTTTTCACAATGTGCCTTTAATTCTTCCCTTGTCATTCTTCTACCTCTCTATTGTCACTTCCGCAGTTAGGACAAAACTTAGGTCTATAATCAAAATCTAATTTATGATACTTAAAAATAGGTTGCTCACAATTTGAACAGATAACTTCTCTATTACTTTCGGGACGTTCATCTACAAACCAATGCCCTTTTCTTGGCTCTTGTGGTGTTACTGATGGTTCATTTACCACCATTGCGATACAGTTTGTTATTTCATCGACTCTTGATTTGTCATTCTGTGATAAATTACTAAACCCACCATAAGCATTAACAAAAAAGTCGTGATGTTCTTGTAACTTCTGTTTTATGGATTTTCTGCTGATACAATCCTTACAAGGCTCTTGCTCTAGTGCTTCAAGTATTTCTTTGCACTTTTTCGCATTCCAAGTATTCTTGATTGAAGGAATAATCCATTTATTGATTGCTTCTTCTCTTGTCATTCCTTATCCTCACTTTCTGGTTGCCATAATGCACAATCATATCCTTTAGGTAATTCTCCAAGTTCTTTGCATTTTTTATTTCCACAATCTTTGCAGTTTTTACCTAACCATGATAGTTTTTTCTTATCATTTAATGGACTTATAGATTCAAGATATTCTGTTAAAGTCATACCGGCTTCTTCTGCTTCTTTAGCCCACTGCTCTGTTTTTGCCTTAATCTTATCTTTGTTAAAAATCATATACATCCATAGATGTTCTTGCTCTTCGGCTGTCAATTTTTCAAAAATATTATCTTCCATATTTATTCCTCACTCTCTAGCTTGCAAGAATCAGCCCACAGGCGATAAGCATCAGTATTATTGTTATAATTTCATATGGTTTCAATTCGTGGTCTTCCATTCGTTGTTTTTTATAATCCTCAAATCTTTTAACTTTCCAAAATACTGCTCTCATATTTACCCATCTCTGCAACTGCCTCAATTCATGTCCTGCGGGCAAATGATCTTTGTCATATATCATCACATAAGGTGCATAACCATGATCCCTTAACCAATATATTCTATAAAGGTCTTCATCTCTGACAATCCGCTCTCTATCACCGCATAAAGTGTATACTTGTAAATCCTTTGCACGAATTTTACTGTGCTTGCGGAACTCTTCAAACTTTGGGCAAATAATGTCTTTATCCTCATATCTATCCCATGCGAAGTGGATTGCATCGAGTTTTATCTGCGAAAGCATCTTTGCTTTTTCCTCTGTCATCATCCGTATATCTAGCCCTTGATTAAAATTTACTCTTGCTTTACTGTCTATCAATTGCTGTAATAAGTCTTTCCAATCAGTACAAGCTAGGATGTTAGGATCACAAAGCACTATATGTTTTTGCCCGTTCCAAAACTCTGACAAATCTGCAACCTTCCGGGAACATTGTCCCTCTTTTTCTACTACATGACAAAAACTACAGTTTCTAGGGCATCCCCTTGTTAAAAAACCATAGGCTGTATCATCTGTCATTGGCTTATACAAAGAATAGTCCGGGTATATATGCTCAATATCATAAGGCAGCTCTTTATCTTTTGATTTATCAAAAACCTCTTTCCCATCAACTACAGAAATGCAATATCCGCTGCCGCCTTTTATTACCTCATCAGCATCTATAAAGTACTCATAATCTGGTGTAAAACTAAACACCTTGCTAAGATACACCCGATCCATGTGCCCACTAATCAATGGGAAATACCATTCCACATGATCTCCTCTTTGCTTGTGCCACGCAGATATCTTCATCAATGGTAAGTTAGGATAATTATGCCCATCCACATCTACTAATCCAATCCGCATTGTTGTTTTCCCTTGTATATGACCCACCCTGACAGTGGTTTTACACTTAGATTGTCGGGAGTAACCTCCTTTTCTTTTTATTTTGGTTTTGTGTCTATCAGGGTGGGTGTAAAATCCGGCCGGATTATTACCTAGTTATCAAATAAATTCTCCTGTATAACGCACCTCTGTGCTTTCATAGCCTTGCGTTTCAAATACTGTTGGTGCTGGTACTCTTTCCGCCTTTTTCTCCGCTCCTCAAGCTTCTCCGGGCTGTAACACGCATCTTTTGAGCCAAGTATGCAGTCCGGGTAAGGGCAGGTAAAGCAATCATTATGGTTGCACTTCATTTTCCACCTCATAATCAAAGATTGACATTTGTCCATCTATCTGAGTCGCCTCTGGTGTTTCTCTTTTCAAAGGATACTCTTTGAGTTCAAGCTTTTCACCACTTGGGAGCGCCACTATTTTCATTAGCTGCCCATAAAAATTTGCTCGGCCTCTCCTTGGACTGGTAGTTCCGACTTTTGAAGCGTTCCAGACTTCCCAACTGTAAACTTCCAGATCTAACCACTTGGCAGGGATCCTGCTTAACTTGATCTCGTAGTAGTCCTTGCCATCATCCCATGCATTGATAGACTTTGGGATGTAAGCAGCATCTTTGTAAAAATCATTAACGCTCCTGTTAAGATTTCCTGCGTACTTTGGCTCCTTTGGCACCCTTGTAGGATATAGCGGTATCACTCCCTCACTGCATCCAATATTGAGCTGGTCAAGTAGCTGCCCTCCGTCCTGCCGGACGGTTATCTCGAGGTCGGTTATCATAGCATTTAAGCTGATCAGGTCTTTTACTTTCATACCTCCGTCCTCCTCTGAAAATCCTTGCCCTTACACCCGATGATGGATGATACCCGGGTAAGGTCTGTGATAGCTGTTTTATGCTTTCCGCAGATATACAGCTTGTGCCCCTCTCCAAAGGTTTCTTTGTATTTTGCGCTTGCACACTCAACGCAGCGCCTATCATCAATCTCGACCATGTTTCCTCCTCACATCAGCCCCATTTCCTTGTAAAAATCTTTCTTCTCGTCATAAGCCGCCTTGCTCCTAAAGCTGTACTCAGGCAAAGGAATCTGCTGACTTATCTTGTCAATCCGGGAAGATACTCTGTCATCTACTCGCAGTTCACTAACCTTCATGTTTGATGTGAATAGCGTTACTAGCTTTTTTTGATACCTCGACTCAATAATCTTGAAAAGCAGGTCATTCATCCAATCTTCACCAGAGGTCTTTTGCCCGATATCATCAAGAACTAATACCTTGCACTCACACATAACGTCAATTGGGTTTTTCTCCCCCTGTCTCGGCTCCTGCTTTGATATGTTTATCAGGTCGCTGGCACTGACAAACTTGGTTGAGATTTTATATTTCACCATCAGGCTGTTACAGATACAGCTTGCCAAAAATGTCTTACCTGATCCTCTTGTCTTTGAGTGGATATAGAACCCAATGCCTCGCTCCTGCCATTTCTCAAAGTTTTGCAGGAATGAATCAACAAACTTCTTCTGCCGGGTAAGGTCTATGATCTTGCCATCAACGTCAAGGTACGCATCCCACTTAAAGCTCTGAATCGAGGCATCATAATACGTGGTGGGGATATTGGCCCTCTCTCTGATCTCCTCGACCTTTTTCTGCTCGCCACCATTGCAGTACGGGCATTGCTCCGCATACTCCAACTCCCTGTCATCGCCATAAACCGCCTTTGAGCGTGGTGTAGACTTCCTTACCACTATCCATCCACCGCCTTTGCACTTTGGGCATACATCCATGGTTATCCTCCTGTCTCCCAATCAATGACCTGGTTCTGCTCTATGAAGTTTCTAAAATTGCTGTCTATCTCGATTTTGCTCTTAGGCTGCCCCCGACTCCGCTGCTCCCACGTTCGAACAGCCGCCTTCCAATCTTTCATCTTGTTTTTGCCTACAAACCAGCCCTTAGAGGCATAGAAATCCACGAAAGCCTGAGGATCCACTCCTCTCTTTCGTTCTTGGCAATATTCTCTGACCTGTTCTACAGTCGGAGGTACAAAAGAGCGGTGCGGCTTGTCCGCACTTTTCTTTTTACTCTCTTTTTCTTTTACAATATCAGTATCATTATCAGTATCAGTATCATTATCATTATCAGTATCAGGTTGTTTTGCTTGTTTTTGGTTGTTTTGCTTGTTTAAACAACCATTTGCTTGTTTTGCTTGTTTCTTTGCATTTGTATTACCAGCAGGTGCTCCACCTTTAGCTCCTGCGGCTCTGCGCTTTTCACATGTCTCTTGGTATTTGTCGTTGTCTCTATCCATCTGAGCTTTGATAAAGCTAAAAGCCATTTTTGTAGCACCATCTAATTCGATTTCATTTCCCTCGGCATATCCAAATATGGCATCAAGTAGCTGTGCTTTTTCCTCTGTGGTCAGCAGGTCGATATGCTGTTTATAATCTGTGTACAATACAAAACTATTTTTCAATTTCTTGTCCTGCCTCCCACTCCCGGTATAATTGCATCCAATCATCAAGCCTCATACAAACAAGCGTCTCGCTGTTGTTTTTCCGAAAGAACACTGCTGGCATGTCACTGCTCTTTAAACTGTCACGCAAAGCCTGCCCCATCCATTCGTAGATCTGAATCCTCTCTTGGTGCTTGGCCTCAATGTGTATGCCGGGAAGTCCCACTATATCCGCAGCATCTCCTGTGTTGCCACAATACTGAGCTGTCCGTCTCGCATTATAACCATAATCCCTTAGCTTCGAGGCTAATTCACGTTCATACCTCGCCCCTTTATCCTTGCTGTTCAATGCTTCCCCCTTTCCGGCCCCCTGCTGAAATCAGAGGGCCTTTATGAATGGCTTTCACTGTGATAAATTCCATTTCGGAACCAAAAGGCTTATAAAACGCTCTTCCCATATCTGGCTATAAATTCATCCTCAGACTTCTCGTAGTATTCCATCCATCGAACTTGTGCCAATCTCTGCAATTCCTTGTCAAAGGAACCATGATCATGCAGATTCATGTGGCAGGTATGGCATAACTTCACTATCAGCCCATCCTTGTCTGCTAACTTCCTGTTAGCGGTCCCATGCCAGCAATGATGCCAGTCAGTGGCCCACTGTCCGCACAAATAGCAAAGGTTTTCATTTTCTGTGTGCATTATGCTTTTCATGGTTTGATCTCCTGATATTTCCACTTATATCCATATGCTGTTCTTTGCTTTCCACGACAACACGCGGATATATTAGATGCATCGAATCCTTTTTTACGCATTACGCTAAATGCTGACTCGAATTCATTTATGATTTTTCCATCAAGAGTTATTTGTACTACAGGTTTTTTTCGAGTTTTTTTCACGATATACGTTCCCATTCTCATCAATGAGATAATTTGGAAAGTCCGAAATTCTTTTCATAAAAGCCTCACTTTATTATCAAGTTGTTCTTTTCAACCAGCCTGCATCCCTCGATTACTTCTCCAGCCTGCAGAGCCTCTTTAATGGCTGTCTTGTTTGCTTCTACTGTTACCTTCTTGAACTCATCCGGGAGCCTGCTAAGATCCATGGTCTCATCAATCTCTGTTGATGTGCTCTTTCTGTAGGAAATGGAAACACGCTCATCCTTAAACTTGGCTCCGTTCAGATAGCCTGCAAGGAACTCCTTGAGGCGCTTTGCCCTGTTTTCTTCAATCCTCTGCTTGGCTTCCTGCGCCTGCTTCTCCTCCTTGTGGGCCTTGGCTGCTGCCTCGCTGTTCTTTATCAGGCAGGCTATATCCGAGATCTTCTTTGCCTCCTCCATCTCCAAGGCTGCTAATGCCTCAAGGTCTGTAAACTCTCCTGTTTCCGGGTCAATAAGTCCCTCTATTAGCGCTGATATTTCGTATAATTTCATTCTTCTTCTCCTTTGCTTTCTCTCGCTTGATCACTTTGTCTCTTCGTCTTTTGTAGATTGCCCTGTCAGCCTCTAAGGCTTCATAGATGCAATCATGCTGGCAGTAAAAACAATTACTGATGCACATTTCTTTTCCTTTCTGCCTGTACGCCATTTACATATTCCCATTTATATCCTCGGTACTCAGTTACTCCGGGATATTTCCTACAGCAAGCGCATACAGATGATGGTGAAAACCCTTGCTCCTTTACAGCGTTAAGATGGTCAAAGTAAATCCGCTCTCCTGTGACAGTATTTGTCCCACAAACAGCCTTATAAAACTTTTTTTGCGATTCGTACATTTTAGATAGCCATTCCGATGTTCTTTTATTTCTGCCTTGTTTCGCCATCCAATCCGTATTTTCCTGCTTTGTGACCCATTCCAAATTGCTTACATTATTATTATTTGGATTGTTGTCGATATGATTTACACATGGCTTATTTCCCGGATTAGGAATGAATGCCTGTGCAACTAGTCTGTGGACATATACAGTTTCATATACGCCATCTTTTAATTGGACTCGCCTATAACCTCCACCTTTGTCACTAGGTCTAAGCATTTTTCCTTTTTTGTGATAAACCTTTCCGTTCTTATCGAGATACGTTCTATCAAGGCTTCTTACTCTGCCATAATTGCTCACCTCGTAATAATCATGGTTTGGTATTTTTGCCCATTGTTCTTCCATATTCTCTCTCCCAAAGCGATTGCATCTTTTCTAGTTCCGCAGGCGTAGCAGTTTCTATTCCGAGATTTTTGGCCTCGTACACCACCGATTCAATGAGCCTCGACATTTCATTGGTATCCATCTCATGTGAACCTTTGATTCTCCAATACACATTTGCTGTAACCACGTTGCCTTTTGAATCCTTACATGGCTCTCCATTTTCCTTTAAAAGCCTCACAGCATATCCGGCATATTTCCAATATTTACTGCCTTTTGCACTGTGCTCTGTAAGTAATCCATACTTACTAGGCTCATCAGGTGCAGTCTTCCAATCCATGGCGCCATCATCTTTGATGTAGTAACAAACATTCTCAGACAGGAATTTATCGTGCACTTCCGCATCACTTAGATGCTGGTTCTTGGCTATTGCATTAACCAAAACCCAAAAATACTTATTGGAGTCTAATGTTCTTGGTTTAACATCCTTATGCTCCGTCAAATCCCACTTGATATCCCTGTCCTGTGTTGCCAGGAACATTATCATTTCGCTTGTGGTCTTGGTTATCTTCATGCCTTATCCTTCATCTCCCCAAGCTGTCTCATTGCATCTGCGTACTCTGCCGGGGTGAGGTTTTCAAGTTTCTTTCCCCGGTATCCGCTACTTGGTACTCCTTTTCGCTCACATAATGCCTTTAGTGTCGCGACCTCCTGAGCGGTAATCTTGACGGCATTTTTCTGCTCTTGGTTCGTGATCGCGTTGACAAGCTCCTCTGCTGAGCACATGGAGCCATCCACTCCAATCCCGGCAAAACCAAGTGCCCTTCCAACTGCAGAAGTTTCGCAGTTCTCGATATACGAGGTCTTATTTATAAAGCTGCTGGTTTCCTTTTCCTGCGCGAGCCCGGTTCCGAGTATCTTGCCCTCCTCATCAATTACTGTGGCCTTCATCGTTACGACCCCGTTTTCCATCCCGATAATCTCGGTGGTGATAGAGCCATTAGGGCATAGCTGGCGGAATGCCTTAACCCGGTCATTGACCTGCGCGTATGACTTACCCTTGATATCAACCTTAGGCATCGTCTCATTGACTTTTACAAGCTGCTCATAAGTTATGCTCATGTAGTTCCCTCCTCTATCAACCCCAGCACCATCTTTACGGTGCTGATTGGTATAGATGACTCATGCTTCTGTTCTGCGTCTGCAATAAAAAGCTTCAATGTCCTGATTGTCTCTGCGCAGCTCTCATAGTGTCTGTTCATCTCTATTAACAAGTCTGTTGTGTTCATGCTTCCTCCTGTGATATAATCACAATGAACAAGTTATTACGTTTCATTTTTTAAAGACCTTATTGCTTGGCGGCGGTTGGGTCTTTTTCTTTTAAGGGAAATCCTGCAATCTCCATCGCCTGCTTTGTGACATCTTCGCTTGCCATAAAAAAGCGAGGATCTTTGTCAATGTGATCCTTTAGCATTTCCAGCGCCAGCTTCATCCTGGTATGCTCCCTTACTAAATCAATCAGTTCTTGCATCTTCATTCTCCTTTCTTTACATAAAAATCGTGTCCGCCTATTGTATAGGCATATCGGAACCACTTTTCCAATGACCTTCCGTTGTATACTGCCTCAAATCCAACTATTGAAGTGTCATAAGGGATTCCCATTTCTATATCCGCCAAAGCCTCATGTGCTTCGGGTGATATCTTTACTTTGTAATAACTGCCTGTGCTCACTGAGGAGAAGTGCCGAGGCTGGAATATTACATCCTTGATTGTTCCGGGGAAGTCCTCGTCCTTGACTCGGTTTAAGACCACCGCCATCACAAGTCCCATTCCTTCTACTCCCTGATTGCCAGCTTCCGCTTCTGCAATCCTCATCAGCATCTGGGCCTCTTCGTAAGAAAACTCCCTTACCTCATGCCTTCCGCCTGTAATCACCTGCGATGGCTTCTCTGCAGGAGCCTTTTCTGTTACTTCCCTTGGAGCTTCTACAGGTATCGGTTCCCACTTGGCAGTGATTACCTCCGGCTCATATTTTGGGAGCGGTGCCAGTATGATACTCAGGACATACAAGCTGCCCCCAATGATTTGTAATACTTTTGTTTTCATATCTTCCCCCTTGTGAGCTTGGCAAGATCCTCATCCGAAAAGTGCAGGATGTGATCAAGTCTTGCCAGCTCGTAAAGTCTTAATGTTTGTGGGTCCTCGATGCGGTCATATAATGTCCGCCTTGCAATCCCTGTCCTATCAGATAGTTCTTTGATGGAGTCAATATGCTGTTGTGCCATGTACTGCTTCAAAAGCCACTTCATACATCACCTTCTTTGTTGCTATATCGCAACGAGGCAGGCAAAAAAATGTCCGCACTAATATGATATGTTTCACAAATTTTCGCTATCTGTGGCAGGGTGAAGTCTTGTTTCCCATTGCATTTAAGATTGATAGACTGAATGCTCATTCCTAAAAGATTGGCAATCTCTGTCTGTGTGATATTGTTTTCTGCAAGCCATCCCTTAAAAGTCAACATCTTAGGCATCATAACCCTCCTTTCTCAACATCTTGTGGTTTGTTCTGATTTCGCAACCCATGCATTTAGTATATAGTATTTGTTGGAATATTGCAACAAGTATTTTAATTTTTCGTAATTGAATTATAATGTATTTGAAGGAGGCAAGAAAAAATGGCAGGTTTAGATGATCTTGGTAAAAAGCTCAAGGAATTAAGAAACAATAGAGATTTGACTATGGACATGGTTGTTTTTGATGTTGGTCGGACCTACAATATTAAGTTTACAAAAGGCAACTTATCCCGGTGGGAAAATGGCATCAATTATCCTTCGCTGATATATGCTGCTGCCCTTGCCAAGTATTATGGAGTCAGTGTTGATTACCTCATTGGAAATTCTGATGTGAGCACACCACCTGATCTCCTTGCTCAAAATAGGAGGAATAGAAATGGAAAAAGCTAAGAAACTCCCATCAGGATCATGGAGGGCAAGGGTATACTCCCACACCACCCCCGATGGAAAAAGACATTATGAATCATTCATTGCCAGCACAAAAGAGCAGGCAAACATGATGGCGGCATCTTTTGAGAACACAAAGAAGCGCAAAGCAACCTGTGATTTGACAGTAAAAGAAGCTGTTGATGGATATATCACCGCAAAAACAAACGTGCTCTCGCCCAGTACCATAAGGACATACAGGAACATGGCAGAGAAATACTTTGACAGGTTCGGGAGCGCCAAAATAAAAAAGCTGACTTCGGAAGATGCCCAACTCTTTATCTCGGATCTTACCGCAAAGCACAGCGCTAAGACTGTCAAAAACATATATGCCCTTTTTACTGCGTCTGTGGGCTTTTATGCCCCCGATATTAAATTTAAGGTAAGTTTACCCACCGCCATTAAAAAAACGGCAGCAGCGCCCTCTAATGAGCAGATAATGGAGCTTATGGGCCTTGCATCAGACTGGATGAAGAATTGCATTGCCCTTTCCGCTTTTGGGAGCCTGCGGAGAGGCGAGATAGCGTCTTTAAAATATGGTGACTTAAAAGGGAACACCATTTATATTCACTCTGACATGGTAATGGATGAAAATAAAAAATGGATTTATAAAGAAATCCCCAAGAATCAAGCATCAGTAAGATATGCAAAGATTCCGCAGACTGTAGTAGATATGTTAGGAACCGGGAAGCCTGATGAATACATCATCAAATATAACCCCAACACAATCTCTAAGATGTTCATAAAGCTCCGTCAGCGAGTAGGAATAGACGTGCGGTTTCATGATCTGAGGCATTACTATGCATCAATCGGAGCTGCCCTCAATATCCCGGACATCTACATGGCAGACTTTGGAGGCTGGCGGCATGGCAGCAACGTCATGAAGTCGGTTTATCAGGGTAATATATCCTCGATTGCAGACGGATATTCCAAGCAAATGAATGATTACTTTGAGGATATTATCAAGAAAAGTATGTCATGAGATATGTCATGGGTTTTCGCAAAGTCGCATGTACACTAATCGGAGCGCCAAAGGGAAACGGGTTCGAATCCTGCTTCCCCTGTTAAAGAAAAAGCCGCTTAACTCGCATGGTTGAGCGGTTTTTTATTGGTTTTATGCTTTTTTCAGTGTGCGGAACCACGCACGGAGAGTGCGCATAAATACTACATTTGTGTTTTGGCTCCACTCAAGATATGTCACAGGTATGTCATGACATATTGAAAAAGTATGTCATGAAAAGAGAGTGGCAAAATGCCACCCTCTTAAAGTAACTGCCTCATCACCCCGTCATATAAACGCGGGTTTATGACTTGAATTGTCTCCATGAGTTCATTCATTACAGGCCAAATATCTGCGGCTTTCCTTCCTTTTATCGCCCTGTAGAAGTCAGTGTCCCCATAATCACCTATGGTGTCCTCGTCTACAGTCTGGAATATCGTCTGAGGGATCTCCTCTGTCAGTTCCGCTTTCTTTGGATATAAATGGTCATAGATTGTAAAGTATGCCGCAAGCTTAATGCAGGTGTTGGCATTTGGGTGCCTTTCACCCTGGCACTCTGCTATGGCATCCTGCAAGTCTCTTTCGCTAATCACATCTGTTCTACCTTCTGAATGAAGCGCTGGAACTCCTGCTTGGTTCTCTCATCCGGAGCATCTTTCATAAGCTCACGAAGTTCCATTACCATTGATGCGTTGTCCATGGCATATCCTCTTGTATAGCCTCTTGAGGAATAGCGGCCCATGGAATCCCTCTTTGCATTGGATCCACGTCCTCTTGCGTATGAGCGTCCTCTATCATAAGAGCGTCCGTCATAAGAGCCATCATACATCATACCATCCTCGGAGTACTGCTCCTCATAGCTCTCGATTATCTTATCGAGGTTCTTTATGGTATGCGCAAGTTTATCAACTACATCAAGGTCGCCCACATCGAGCTTGCCCTTGCTCCCATACTCATCAAGTTCATCACAAAGGCGGTTTTTCAGTTCATGTATTTCATGCATTCTCTCGCCCTCCTTATGCAATCCTGTCGACAACTAAGTTTGCGTTCTGTACTAATATCGCTGGTGCCGGGTCTGCCGCTGTAGCTCCCTCCGAATCATTCTCAACCGATACTGTTAAGCAACATCCTCTCGGAACATTAATAATAGCTGTCGATGTTACATTAAAGAAATTCTCGGTTGTTGGTGGGTCTGCCGCTACATCAGCAGGTGTTACGATTGCCCGGCTGGTTTGAATAGGCTCGCCATTAATAGCCAATGCAATCGCTATTGGACCAGCGGTCCCATCTGACGGAACCGCTATATTCCCATTAAAGGTCACCTGATATCTTGCAAAACAACAACTCGGATTATTAACTATGCCTTTGAGAGTAAGAATGCCACTCCCATCCCTGTGATAGACATATCCCCTATTACAAGGAATAGAGCTCTGCAATAATACATTCTGATTCGGCTGTACTCGCTGAACCGGGTTATATACATACTCTGCCATAGTCACACCTCCATCAGCCTACACCGCATCCGCAACCACACTGATTCTGATTGCAGGTGAAAATAGGTGTGCGGCCATAAACAGGAGTTGTAGGAACAGGGCAATTATTGAGCCTGTTATAGAGCTGGTCAACTTCGTTTGCAAATCCCTGTGAGATAAACGCATTCTGAGCGGTCTGTGACTCACGAAGTGAAGCCATATTAAGCTGGCTCTGAAGCTCTGAAATTCTGTCGTTCTTAGCCTCGACCTGAGCTTTAACACCATCCAATTCAAGCTGGCAAAGTTTGTCGAGAATAGCCTGTGTGCCTCTTGTCTGTGAATCAATGATGTCACGAGTGTTCTGATAAGCCGCTGTGCGATCAGCGCAATTCTCTGTAGCTACTGTGTATTTAAGGTCAGCGATACCTGCCCTGTTTTCACAGCAACAATTCTGCAGGTTCATGGCGATATCATTCATGCCTGCGGTTACAGCGGTCTGTGCCGCAAATGCCTGTTGCATATTTGCCATCTGACGAGCATTAGCTCCCTGTTCTACTCCTGCAAAGCCATTAGCAAGGGCCATCTGAACATCTGAGCAACAATTGCAAAGCTGAGTCTGCAGTCCGGTTACACCACTTCTAATCTCGGTGATGTTGTCATTGATAAGCTGGTCCCGGAATCCTCCATTGATCTGATTGCTCTGATTCATCCATGGATAAAGACCACCATCAAAACCACCGCCAAAGCCTCCGCCCCATCCATTACCACCTATGAGCAGGAAAAGGAGCAGAATCCACCAGCCGCCATCATTACCAAAGCCGCC